GCGCTGTTTTGCGACAGCGCAATGCGGCGACCTGACCAGCAGTATATCTGCTACTTTGCAGTAGTCGATATGCTTCAGTCATGTCAGTATATTCCTCTAGTGACAGTCGATCTTCTGATCGACTAAACTCCTGGAAGAACTGACTTAGGTCTCCGAACCCTAGGCCTCTTGATCTTTTGACAGACACTTGTATGTCAAGGATCTTAACCTCATTTCTATGGAGATTCTTGTTATACCTACCACGAAGGTGGTTTAACGAGGTTCCACAGAATGAGACGAGTCCGAAGGACCCAACTCCAGTGCCCCTAATCAGAATCTTTGATGATTCCTCATTAGGTACTGTCTTTTGGATATACGCCGCTGTGTGCCAGAATCCTTTCATATGAAAGTTATTCGAACACTCGATGACGGATGCCAAGGAGGTGGGTGCAGAGCCGTAGAATTGGCGGAAATACGCAGGAGTTACGTCAACTCCTTTGTAAGAATCCATACCACAAGACTCACGGAAATATCCGTGAACAAATGATTTGGATTCATTAACCTCCAATTGTAGTTCAGCTAGAAGCTGAACCATCACCCCGTATGAATCTGAGGGGAGGATTATATCATCCCCAAAGACTTGTACCTGGTGACTGTAGGATATAAGGTCCGTCCAGCTCGATGACTTGCGAGTAAGGGCAATAGCCCAAATTGCAATCAAAGAGAAGACAATGGTCTGCACCGGAAAGGTGCAAGCCGAACCCTGCGTCGAGAACTTTCGCAGTAGGATCAGATCCTTACCACTACGGTCCATAGACACCACCCGCGTCCTACACGCATGTAGAGCATCTAACAAACTACGGTTTGATTGAAAGATGTATTCTACTAGACGTGTTGTGAGTCGGTCACTAGCAGATCGAAGATCTATAGTAGCCTTTTCACGAGTCCGCGAGGCTTCCTGCGCCAAGAACCTAGAACGGTCTTGGGACCTAAATGAGATACAATGTTTCAATATTGTATCACCAATCTTTTCCTCTAGCCATCTTTGTAATCCACCTTGGATCCATTGATGGGAAGTGGGTTCCGCTGCTATAAGCCGCGGTCCAGATTGAGTTTTAGGAACAGCTATAAGCTGCGAAGGAAACTCCCTTACTATATGACACTGAGCGTACCTAGAATTAGGTGCGGCAAAGTAGTCATAAGGGAAGACATCCTCCAGACGACGTGTCCAATATCGTTGATCATACTTAGTATGGTCAGATCGATCAGACACGGCACCGGGTCCATGCTTAGGACGAATACCATATACATCTAGTTCCCCGAAAGGAGCCAGAGCTCGAGCAACAAAGTTGCCGAATCCTGGCCAATCAAAGAGCTGATTATTTGGTAACATGGGAGGGGAGTCGAGCAAAAGCTCTGGATCCCTTGTCTCGCCCATAGTCCCCCAAATTGGGTGACCAGGACGACGACGCCACTTAGGATGATCAACATCCCAAGTATCTTCCCACGATGCTGGGAGAGACCTTTCAATCTCTCTGAAAGTTGAGATAACCGCATTGGTATATCTTTCCTCACAGTCTATACGCAATTTCTTGACAGCCAGGGAAACCTGACGAATCGAAGAAATAGCAGCGACATCAGCATTGGTCTTAAGCGTTCCATCGGCCTCGAAGATCATTGACCACAAACCATAAAGGTAATCTGGTAAAAGATCACTCTTCGACTTAGCCCCTAAGAAGGGCGGTCGTTTAGAGTCGAGGTGCCCAAGTTCTAAGGATCTTTCTAGATACTTAGAGTGCATTGGGAGGGTTATCGTGAATAACGGTAACCCTGAGCTGAGGCTTGCTTTACGCAAGCGCGAGATATCGCGACTCAACTCCTGTGTGATGGATGGGTGAAACGCCATGAGATCTTGAAAGATCGCATGGTACAGGCCCATGACGACATCAAGCTTGCTTTTCATACTAGCTCCTTTAAGAGTTTAGTATCAAGTTGCTTGCTGATTGCTCTCCTGAAGATGACAAGTCTTCAGATGCAGGTTTATTAACAATGGAGCTTACGCCCCGATGTTAATTATCCTTAGCGACGAACGTATCGTCAAGAGTCAGGAAAAGGGTATTGAACCCCTGCCATGTCTTGAGAAGAAACGCTGGATCGCTACCGTACGCTTCGCGCAAGGTGCACGAAACAGAATAGTACTTCTCTGCAACAGTGGGTGTCGCATAGATGCGATGCTCAAAGAGCACGTTGTGACTATTCTGGGGCTTTCCCTGAAAAGATTCGGTTTTATGCCGGATCTTCATTGTGATCGCCCGCGTTCCATCTACGAATTCGTAGTTGGAGCCAAAGTTGTCCTGGTTGTTACGCAATAGCGTATATGCCACGGCATCAATGGTGACGGAGAGAGTATTGGCAAACATGTCGTCGACTCCTGTCGATGAGGGATTGTCTATTTAGCCCTCATCACAGCTAAGCTGGACAGGATAGACAGTTGGTTTCCCGAAAGTATCGGGAAGGTGGCGGTTGGGATGTTGGACGGTAGTCCAGGTTGTCGCAACTTAACTTCCTCAGTGGCAAGTCCTCCGTTAAGGACGACAGAACCATTGGTAAAGTTATGAGGGACAGTTGGAATATGGACCGACAGTTTCGAGTTTTTCATTATGCAGCAGGAGACCATCTGGGCTCCTACAGCATTTTGCATACCCGAGAGAGTTTCACCAAAAGTGGTGAACCAATCAGTCAGCCAACTCCAAGGTAGGGCCTCCCAAAGATTCAGAGTAATCTGAGATGGATGAAGTCCGAGGAGAATTCTTCGGATATCATTATCATTCTTTGGGAGATTCGCAAGAGAAGCACTCTGAGGTTTCCACCTCACAGTGGCCCATGTGTCATACATGTATAACACATTGGATAAAGCTGATATAATGCTGCCATCATCTGTAGAGCCATAAATGGTTCTCAGTTGCTGGGATTCAGCATGATCTAGCTTAATCTTGCGTCTAAGGCCTGCACCCGAAGAGAGCTGAGCCATTTCTTTCTTTCGTCTTTCGACGGAAGTCTGAAAATTAGCCAACTTCTTCAGATCTGACACGAGAGGTAACCATCCGAACTGGATGGCGAGGTTCACACTTGCCGCTTCTTTGGCAAGGCTTAGGCCAGAAAGTCCACGACGGCCCACATTCGCAAAGCGATTGCGGTCCTTCTTGAACATATTTGACCAGTAAGCAGGAGCCTCACTAGATGACCTAAACAATAGGTATCTACCTGCGTGTCGGATCATGCGAGGTATATCTGCAAGTTCTTTCCAGAATACTGGTAACAGTATATCCGGACGGCTAGGATTAGTTCGCGCTCGCGCGCTTGTCCTATATGCCGCCAACTGACCAGAGGTCAGATTTGGTTGAAGAGCAGGTACACCACCGAAGGGGTCAAACAAATGACCACTCCAGGTAGCATCGAACTGAGGCAAGGGATTGTTACGCTGACCATCAACGGTACAGCCTGCAATCAATCGGTCGTATTTCCGAAAATAGTTATCGGTATCCCGACCGTCAGTAACATCATCGCACGTGCTGACAGAGTCAACACGAGAGGTCGCTACTAAGCTCCCATTTCTGAGAGTTCTAGTACCACCTACAGCGAGGCTGTTCTTGTTCCTTGTTCGTGCTACGGCCATTACCCTAAACATCCACACGAGGTCCTTAATGGACGAGTCGCAAAACTCGCAGCTGGCCCGAAAGGGCC